GGCGAAGAAAAGCCCGCGCGGGGCGGGCTCGGGGGTCGGGGAGGGGGTTTCAGCTCGTGGTGCGGCGCCAGGTAGCGGTGGCTTCGAGTTGTTCCAACGGGATGCCGGCGCAGGCGTTCCACGCGGCGACGAGGCGGCGGGCGATGGCTTCCGAGTCGGGGGCCCAACCCTTGCCAGCGGGGTATCCGTGCCCGTATACCTTGCCGATGACAGTAGGTGTTCCGGCGATGCACAGAGCGTGATTGCGGGGGCAGTCGTCGCCGTTGGCGCCAACTTGCAGCAACGTTGAGTCATTCATGGCGCCACCCCTTCAGGGCTGCGATCGCGACGGCCGATTGCATGAGACACATCGTTGCGCGCCGGTCGTCTTTGTGGCTCCCCCAATGCCGCAAAGCGTCGGTGAGGGTGAGCCAACGGCAGCCGGCGCCGATGAAGGCAACCCCGTCGACCTGGGCGATGCACTTGCGGTAGCCGTCCGCGTGGCCGATGTCGATAGCGTCCGAGGACCCCTCGCCGATGCTGGCGCCCTCGCCGATGCTGGCGCGCTCGCCGATGCTGGCGCCCTCGCCGATGCTGGCGCCCTCGCCGATGCTGGCGCGCTCGCCGATGCTGGCGCCCTCGCCGATGCGGGCGCGCCCGCCGATGCTGGCGTATCCGCCGATGCTGGCGCCCTCGCCGATGCTGGCGCCCTCGCCGATGTGGGCGTACCCGCCGATGCTGGCGCGCTCGCCGATGCTGGCGCCCTCGCCGATGCGGGCGCGGGTGCCCTCGGTGATCCAGGGCAAGCCCGCGGGGGCGATCTTCCAAAAGCCGTCGCTGGCCCATGTCGAGGTGTCGATAATGGTTTGCGTGATGAAGTCCATTGCGGATGTCCTTTCAGGAAAGCCAGAGGGCGAGGGCTGCGGCAGCCACGCACGCAGCGGCGAAGAGGGCGACGCAGCCGTCGACGTCCAGGCGCCGACGCGGGGGGCGCACGAGGGCGCAGGCGTAGTCGCAGTGGCCGCGGAAGGCCAGCTCTGAGCTGGCGTGTGTGCGGCCGGTGTTGACGTGCTGGGGGGTGGGGTTCATTGCAGCCGCATCCCGTCGACGAATTCCAGCTCGGCGCCTTTGTACGAGACGAACCACTCGCGGGCCTTGGCGTAGACCCTGAAGCCGAGCCCGGCTTCGCTGCTGGCTTGGTTCATCGCGCGTTTCGTCGTCGCGGTCTTCCAACGGCCGGAGTCGAGCACGATCGAGCCGTCCGGTTGCACGGTCACCACTGCGGTGCAACGATAGATGAACTGTTGCGCACCCTTGGGGGTGCGCAGCTTTGCGCGGGCGACGCCGCGGAAGGCTTGAGTTTGAGGCATTACAGGTTTCCTTTCGAGGTTCGGGGCCCGGGGATCGGGGCCCACTGGAGTGCACCCCCAGGCGGGCGCACTGCGGTGAGGTCAACCCTTCGAGGGGCGCAGGGTGATGCACATCCCTTCACCAACCCCGCGGCCGTGCCAAAAGCCCCCGTGTACGTCGCGGACGGTGACGGCGAGCAGGTAGCCCCCGAAGGGGTTCCGAAAGCGGGACTTGGTGATGATCTGGCCCAGGGTGTTGTCCTTCCAACCCGTTACCCGGTCGCCGTGCGTCGAAACGTAGCAGAAGAAGGGCCCCGAGCGGTGCGACAGCTCGCGCCGCTCGCGGATGTTGACGCCTTCGTCGCTGATGATCTCGCCGTCGCGGTTTGTGGCGTAGTTGTAGGAGCAGCCATCGCGGGCGATGGTGAAGGGCTTGCCAGTCTCGGCGCACGTTGCGAGGGTTCCGAGGGTCGGGGAGTGCATCAGGGTGGACATGGTGCGGTTTCCTTAGTGGGGGTTCAGGGTTGCATGGTTCAGGCTCCGATAGGGGTTCAGACTCCCGACAGCAGAACGTCGAAAAAGACTTGTGGCCGGCGTTCAGCATCCGCCATTTTCCATTCGCCGAGCATCTTCGCCGTCGTCCGGGAGTGGTTGACTTCCGTCCGCACGCGGCCGATGCCGGGCACGCAGGCCGCGACACACGTCTGGTAGGAGATGAAAAGCTCGGTTCCGTTGTTCAGCACCAAGCGGGTACGGTTCGCGCCATCGTTGAAGAGATGCATGATTTCACCTATGAGAAGAGGGCCGGTGCCTGTATCAACCGATACAGGCTGACGCGAGTGTCGGCTATTTTCTAGAAAGTCGTCAACGGTAAAGAATCGCAAAGTCAGACAATGAAGGAATATTGAAGTGAGCGAGTGCTCACTTGCATTCTGCTGAACCATCGCTTATGCTCCACGTCATGAAGCTGTGGCCTGCTGACTCTCCCGACCCGGACACTGCCGGCTTCATCGTCGAGTTCCCATCCGGAACCCGCAAGTCGGTAGCGTGGAAGTCGCGTGCGCCGATCGTGCCTACGCTCGACGCTGCAAAGAAATACGCGGGGGAGTTGATCGCGGCTCGCGGCTCGGAGCCCGGCGGGATGGATGATGTCAATCGCACGAACTGGGCAAGCGTGGTCGCAGCCGTGCAGCGCATCATCATGGATTGGAACGACAAGACGCGAGCGAGGCTGTATGCCGCTGCCCCCCAGGCGCCGGGACAAACGACACAACCGGCACGGACTCATTGAGCGGCATGAGGCCTTTTGCCGCCACTACGTCCGATGCTGGCATGCCGAGACCGCAGCCGCGGCCGTGGGCCTGTCGCCCAGGACCGGGGGCCTTCTGCTCGCGGATAATCGCATCCAGGCCCGCATTCGGGCCATCAATGAAGCCATGCTGAAAGCAGCGGACATCACTGCGCAGCGCGTCATGCTGGAGCTGGCGCGGGTCGCGTTCGGCGACATCCGGGGCATTGTCGACGAGTCGGGCCGACTCAAGCCCGTGCGCGAGTTGGACGACGACACGGCCGCGACGATCGCTGGGATCGACATTGAAACCCGCTTCGAGCGCGACGGCACAGAGACCGACCTCGCGACCGGCGAGGAAAAGCCCCGGTTCGTTGCGGTGCAGACGGCGAAGGTCAAACGGTACGACAAGAACCCCGCACTGTCGATCCTCGCTCGACACTTCAAGATCGTTGACAATGAGGGCGACGGGCTTAATGCCTTGGCAAACGTGCTTGCCGATCGGCTGCAGGAAGCACGCAGGCGAGTCGCAGCCCCTCCCCAAGCTGAAAGGCTAAGCCATGAAGACCGATCCGTCGTCGACGTTCAATCCCGCACTCATGAGTGACGAGAGCGCGCGCAGGTTCCGCAACCAGGGCACCGGCATCGGGCAGACCCGCAGCGCCAGCGAGCGCACCGGGGCTCGCCGCTCGCAAGCGGTGATCGACGCGGCGCCGGCTGCCCAGCGGCGAGTCGCGGACCGCAGCTACCCGGCGCCGCTGCCCGAGGACGTGCGGCCGATGTGGTGGTGACGGGTGGGGGACCGGGGATGCCCCGCTGTGGCGAGGCCCTCTACCCCCTCCTGCTGCTCTCCTGACCGATGCGCCCAAACCGAAAATCGGAATTCGGAATTCGGGAACGACGAAAATCGAAACCGCAGTGAGGTAACGAATGACGTTCGAAACACCCCTCTACAGAGCGCTGCTCCACCTCAACGAGAAGCGAGGGGATTTTCTGTCCCTTAACTTCGGGAAGTCGATCAGTGAAGAATGCCAGTCGTTCTTCATCAAGCTGCCTTCGGGGGCGTCGCCGGAACAGGTGGCCCTCAACCTGCGGCAGTGCGCCGACGAGATCGAGAAGTACAACCCGCCGGCATGAAATTCGATTTCTGAAAATTTTCGCAGCGGATTTTTTGAAAATTGGCTCTCCCCCGCAGTGAAGCAACGAAGAGTGCCAGCACTCTAGGCCCCCGCCCGCCCGGGACGCAGATTCCGGTCCGCATGGGGGAGATCGCCGCCGACGCGATCAAGGGCACGCCGATGGACGAGCTTCTCGACATGCTCGTCCTCTACCGGGACGACCCGCTCGGCTTCGTGAAGTGGGCGTTCCCGTGGGGCCGCGAGGGCACCCCACTCGAAGGCCTGGAGGGGCCGGAGCCCTGGCAGGCCGAGCAGCTCGACGCGATCGGCAAGCGGCTGCGCGAGGCCGGACCGGAAGGCTGCGTGATCGAGGAAGACGTGAGCAGCGGCCACGGCGTCGGCAAGTCGGCCGAGGTGTCCTGGCTCATCCTGTGGGCGATCTCGACTTTCGAGGACTGCCGCGGGGTCGTCACCGCGAACACGGACACGCAGCTTCGGACGAAGACTTGGGCCGAGTTGGCGAAGTGGTATCAGCTCTTCATCGGGAAGGCCCTCTTCTCGTTCACGGCGACCAGCATCCACCTCGCCCACGACACCGTGCGTGAGAAGGCGTGGCGGATCGACCAAGTGCCGTGGAACGAGCACAACACCGAAGCGTTCGCCGGCCTGCACAACCAGGGCAAGCGCCTGATCGTGATCTTCGACGAGGCCTCGACGATCGCGGACAAGATTTGGGAGGTGACGCGCGGCGCGCTGACCGACGCCCGGACGCAGATCATGTGGCTGCGCTACGGCAACCCGACGCGCACCTCGGGCGAGTTCTTCAAGCAGTGCACGCAGGCGAACCGCAACCGCTACACGCGCGTCGACTCGCGGACGATCCGGTTCGCGAACCAGAGTCAGATCAAGGCCTGGATCGAGGACTACGGCGAGGATTCAGACTTCGTGCGCGTTCGCGTGCGCGGCATGTTCCCGCGCGCCGGCTACGCGAACTTCATCTCGCCGGAACTGGTGCATGGCGCCCGCGTGCGGCGCGTGCCGCCGCTGGCCTACCAGCCATTCCCCAAGGTGCTCGCGATCGACCCGGCGCGGTTCGGGGACGACTTCACCGTCATCACCCTGCGGCAGGGCCTCAAGGTGCACTGGCAGGTCAAGATGTCGGGGTTCGACGGCGTCGACCTGGGCGGGCGCGTCTTCGAGATGCTGCGCGGCGACACGGCGACGCGGAAGTCGGAGCGCGACCGGCGCGATGCCGCGGGGGTCTCGTGCATCGTCTACGACGCGATCGGCAACGGCGCGGACCTCGACTCGACCCTGCGCCGGATCGGGGCGACGCGCGGCATGCCGCTGCCGCCACTGATCCCGGTCATGTGGGGGCAGCCGGCGAAGGACTCGAAGCAGTACTTCAACCAGCGGTCCGAGGCCTGGGGGAAGATGCGCGACTTCCTCGAAGACGGCGAGATCCCGGACGACGACGAGCTGGCCGACCAGCTCACGAGCCTCGACTACGGGCACGACGGCCTGTTCCGGATTCAGCTCCAGTCGAAGAAGGACATCAAGAAGAACGGCGGGAAGAGCCCCGACTGCGCCGACTCATTGGCCCTGAGCTT